AAGATTCCGTCTCCCGAACGGATGTCCTCTCCGCAGGCCGGGTCGGGGAACAGGTTCCATGGATCGACCCACGTGTACCCGTTCGCAATCTCTTCCTTGATGATTAGCTTCTTGCCCTCCAGCGCGCGACGCACTTTGCGCACCGGGAATGGGCCCTTCAGGACACCTACCCCCAAACGGGCCTCATCGAAAATGATCTTGCGAATCTCGCGCGGGAACATCGACTGGACCATCCAGTCGTAGATCCGGGTCTCGGCCTTCTTAGCGGCAGCGTTCGCCTGCTCAAGGGCCTCTGACGCAATGTCAGACACCGTAACCGGGATGGAGGGTCCTGGCGCCGCGGGCGCCGCGGCAGCAGGATCTGCTGGCGAAGGGCTGCCCTGTGGAGGTACGGCGGCGCCAGGCACGGGAGCGGCCTCGCCCGGGAGCGGGTTTCTTTCAAGCGGCATTCCATTGTGGACTGCCTGCCCTTTGTTCTTGAGCCCGGCAATCAACTCCGGACTCGGAGTTGCCGTGAACGAGAACGCCTTGTCGTTCAGGGGCAACAGAATCTCCGCGACCTTCGCGGTCGCTGCGTCGACGTACCGGCTGGTCAGGCGGACAAAGGCTGTCGACTGGGTGTCGTCTCTCGATCCTCTGCTGGCCCCGGTTGTAACCGAGCCCTGCATGGTGGTGGGTTTGGACCACTGACCCGTGTTCGCTCCCCGGTTCGAGTCGTCGATCCCGAGGTAAGCCTCTTCAGCGGCCCGCCATATCTGTTCGACGCCGGATGACTTGCGGTAGGAGACGTACTCCTCCCTTAAGGAAGAAAGTTTTGCCCCGAGCGCCCGAAGGCGTTCGGAGTCCCCGATCTCGTGCTCGCTTATCGCCGCGGCAACTTCATCCGGAAGATCATGCAGATCGGACATTCAGCGTTACGCCAGCATCTTAGCGATTTGCGTTTGGGCAGCCGCGATCTTCGCCTCAATGCCCTCAAGCACTACCTGATCTTGAAGGATCTTGGCAGCGACCTGCTCCGCTTTTGCTTGAACTGCATCGGCCGCGTGCTGCAGCGCCGTCGATACCGCAGTGGCTTTCGCCACCTGGTCGTGGCACAAGACCTCTGTTTCGGCTAGCCGGGTGCCCGCAGCTTCTCGAGCCTTAGCCACGATTGCGTCCGCGTCGGATTGAGCCTGCGCCACAATCCCCTCGGCACGCGATTGCGCCTCGGCGTGTACACGATTGGCTTCGTCCCGAGCAGCATCGAGCCTCGCGAGTTCATCTGTAAGTTTGCTGTTTGCGTCCGCCAACTGATTGTTCACTACTTCTAGCTTGGCGCCAGCCTCCCCCGCAAGTTGCTCGACAGAACCGACACCGCGGAGGGCATCAGCCAGGTCGAGAATAGCCTGCTGGCGCGTAGCCCATTGGTTTAGTTGGTCGAGTGCGTTGTTCAGATCCATAGGTTAGGTCCTCATCGGGGTTGCGCGTCTGGCCAGAATGACGACGGTCAGAGATTGGCCGGTGCCGCCGGTGGCAACAGGTTTCACTTGTTCGGTCATTTCAAGAACCTCTTTAATCTTCGCCGTCGTGATGGCAATCACCGTACCGGTGGCGTCATTCAACGGTAGGAAGTTGGTTCCGGCGTCATTAGAGCCCTGCAGGGCTACGGACGCACCTCCAAAGGTTCCAGTGACTTGTATAGACTTGTCCGCGAATGCGGTAAGGTCCACCGGCCCGCAAGTGTCCGCCTCAGTGACCGGAGTCCAGGTGACCTTACAAACAGACCCGTCCCCGCCTCCGACGTTAAGGTTCGATACCGCAGGTGCAATCGTCGCCATGTAGTGTTCCTTTGTTTATCGCCGACCAACGCGGCGGACGAAAATGGTGTAGTCAAACGCCGACGCTTGAACCAGGACGGCACAGTCAGAAACATCCGCCCCATCCGTGGTGGTGGAAGAAAAATTTATCGAGCTAGACTGCGGGTCCACTTGCGCATTCGAGATATCCGCGCCGTCGGTTGTCGCACTGGACGCACCGACCAAGACAGATACGCTGGTTGCTGCTGCGTCCGCGCCGTCGGTTGCCGCACTGGACGCGCCGACCAACACCGAGATGCTGGTTGCTGCTGTGTCCGCGCCGTCGGTTGTCGCACTGGACGCGCCGACCAACACCGAGATGCTGGTTGCTGCTGTGTCCGCGCCGTCGGTTGTCGCACTGCTGAAACTATTAACCCCTTCAGCGCCAATCGGCATCGGCGTGAAATTAGCCGGGCTGCTAGATGTTGGCGCTCTTACGAAGGAGGCGTTTGGGTCGGTGAATGCTGGTCTAACAAAATCTTGCTTAAAACTGTCAACTACGACCCCGGTGAAGCCGCCGCGTACTCTTAGGCCGCGATTTGGCCCATAGAATAAACGCGCCACACTGCTAGCCCTCCACCATCCGTAGGAACGCGCTCATGGACACCGCCGTTGTGCCATTGGAAAAGGCGTTCCAGCCCAGGCACCCGCAGACCTGAGACACATTGCGTAGCTCTACCATGTTGCCAATGTTCAGCGTGGCATCCTGCTCGATGTAGCTCGCGGCCGCAATAAACGGCATGATGATCAATGGACGAACAATTTTCGCGTTGAACGCCCCTGATGTCACCGTCCCGCCGGCGACAACAAATTGCGTGAACGTCTTTATGCCGGGCGTTCCCGCGTTCGTCAACGATGTGAATGGCGTTGACGTAATAACGTTGGCCGTGTTGTAAGTCGTGTTCCCGACGATCCGATTAATCAGCGCCCCAGTCGCCGGGGGGAAAAATACAGTCGTCTTGCCAGTGTTGCCGTTGCCATCAACGTAAGTGGTTGTCACCGACGGGTTGACGGTGTACGTCAACGTGTTCGCCATCGTGAACTGCAACTGATTCCCGCCTGCGTAATCCGCGTTGCCTGGCGTGGTGTTTGCATACCGCGTCACCGCCAGCGGCGTTGCCGGCGCAACCGTCGCGTTCGTCGTAATAGACATCTGACCGCACCAAAGTTGGTCATACAGCATCGCCAGTGAGAAGCCTGTGATCGACGAAACCGTCAACCCGCAGCTAACAATGTATTTTTTATTCGAGCCGGCCGGGTTTGTCAGCCACGACCCGTTGCTGGTTGCATCCTGAACGGAGCCTGCGGTCCCGCCGTTGACGATCGCCGTGTACCCCTGATTCGTCTGCGGTTGCCACGACGTGAAATTCATAAGGTCATACCATGAAGTCGTAACGGGCGTCTGCGCCGCTGTCATCGACATCCAGACGTCCTGCAAGGCGCCGCTACCTCTTGCGCTCACGATGCCGTCGTAATTAGAGATCGCCGCCATGGCCGCGCCGCCAGCCCACCCACCGGAGCCAAGAACACCCATGACCGCGGCTTGCACCACCCGGGGCGCATACTTCTCAAACCGGCGAATCATGTTGATCTTGTTGCGCTTGTCGTCGCGTAAAATGGCACGAACGGATGCCCGCTGCCGCAACGGCGTCACCAACCCCTTGCCAGGGACACACTCCCCGAGCGAACCGTAGTTGCTGTGCCAAACCGGAATCGGGGGCGTCGCAAGGTGATACGTCCTGCTGTGGTCGGCGATAAGCTCGCTGAAGTTGTTCAGCATTTACTACGCGCCGAACGCCGTGATGGTCTGACTTGTGAAGACGCAAGTCTGTCCGTTGGCGATGTTGGTATTGGTTAAATTCATGTCCGAACCGGAGGCGGCACAAAGGCCCTGCACCACGGCATTGGTTGTGGTTGCCGCATTTGGGTAGATCCGGAAGTAGCCCGCCGTCCCGGCGGCAACAGCAGTGGCGTTGGCGATTGCGCTTACCGTAAGAACACCGCCAGATCCGGTGCCGAACTGGGAAGCGTTACCCGCGAACGTGACCAGAAGTGTTCCGGTGTCGGCAATGCCGCAGTTTGCAGGTGGTGATCCTGTGAATACTTTGATGACGCAGTTCACGCCGACATCCGTCGCCAACTGCGTCATCGCGTTGGTGCGATGCGTTGTGCTGTACTGAAGAGCCATTGGAGATCCTTAGAGCGGTGTAGTGACGCGGAACGCCGCCGCGGGCACCCCGAAAATGCTGTTCTCTTTGCCGCCGTCGTCGAGCAGCACCACTGACGCCCCAATAACAGTCCAGCACGCGCCGTAATTCACGCCCTTGTAGGCGACATCCGCCGCGCTCAGTTCCGTGACTTCAGCCATCCCCGCCTGCCTCAGCAGGGCGTTGAGCTTGGGCAATTCCTTTAAGGCGTCTTGGTTCTCGCAGGGCGCGTCCTGAATCGTGACAACAGTGCCCTCGTCATCGCGCGCTTGCGCGACCACGGCCTCCGAGACCCCAGAACCCAAACACAACACGAAAAACACCAGCGCTATCAGTGCTTTCATGGGCCCCTCGTGTCGGTTTTTGTCAGGAAAATCGACATGTTTTTCTGACATGTCGTGTTTTGTCCAATTTCGGGACACGTTCGCTATTCGCGAACAGCGAATAAAAATGGACAGTGGGCACCCCGGCAGGATTCGAACCTGCGCCCTGGCCCTTTATCAATGGGCCCGCTCTACCACACTGAGCTACGGGGTGCGGGCGAGTTGGTTGCGGGGGACGGATTTGAACCGCCGACCTTCGGGGTATGAACCCGCTGTTCTGACCGAACTGAACTACCCCGCGATTGACTTTTTGTCACAAAAACACACCCGTTTTTGTGACAAGATGCTGTTGGAAATACTTGGTACTTTTTTCAGCCTGCCGCGTTTATCCAACCCATCCAGTTGGCGTGAAAAACTGCATGCGGCCCTCCTCCGAGCGGTGCGCCGGCTGGGCGCAGCACTGAAAGCTGAAAAACGCCCCGCTGTTTTTTATGTCCCACACGCTTGAGACCCCGGGATCGCCGTAGCAAATGTCCTGCTTTGCGACCCCGATAACCCCGCGGCATGTCGGGCAGATCCAATTCGTACCCTCAACGAACTTGACTCGCCGGAAGGTGATGTACTTCTCTTCGACCGGTTTGAAGAACGACAGTACCCAATTCAGGAATCTCATTCTTCCCTCATGTATTTGGCAACGCGAAACTCGGTGTAGGTCTCGTTCGACTTGTAGAATTCTGTTGTTTCTTTTTGCGACCTCAAGTACTCCGTGCAATCCGCCTTCGTGGGGTGGATTGCACTCTGCATCGCCCGCCATAGGGGCACCCACGTACCGACGGGGCAGGTATGGCTCGCATGCGCAGAGCCAGCCTTACCCTCGACGATCCATAGGTAGTTCACCCCAATACCCCCATCCCCGGCACCGTTGATCGGTACACAGGCACCGCCGCCCGTTTGGGTGGCGCGAATACCGTGGCTTTGCGGAGCATCATCAACCCCTTGAACATCGCGCTCATCACGTCGTCGTGCTCCTTGACAACCAGGCCATCTTTGCGGTGGTAAAGACGGAACTCCTCGAACCAGTCGTTAAGGTGCTTGGCGACCTTGAGTCGGCCGGTTTCGATCCTGTCAAAGCAGTCGCTGATCGACGCCTCGAGGCTGATACCGCCGTCGCCTTCCTTCTGACCGCGCGCCGGTGGGTGCGTCGCTCGCTCCTTGAGCATGTTGCACCCCAGGTCCCGGTACTGCTGGGCGTGGGTTACGCCGCTGCCTCGTGAGTCTCTCGTCTCGCCGTCGTGCGGCCACGCAACCGGTATCCATGCGCCTTTTGAGCGAAGGACTGCCGTGTGTGTGGCCGGCGAGCCTTCGCGGCGTCTGTACACGTCGTAGATGTGAACCGTGTCTGTGTCGCGGTCCCAGGCCATCCAGACCGCGGCAAACGGATGCTCGTACCCGAAGTCCACCCCAACAATCCTCGGCCAAAAGCCCGGGATCTGCAGAGGCGGCTCCGCGACCATCGCGTCCTCGAACGGGAAGATCCGTCCAGAACCAAGTATCGGTATGCCGCGCGCGCGAGCGTCGCGCTCGTGGCTCGGGTATGCAAGGACAATTCGACGACGCTGCTCCGGCGTGTAGTGGAGAGCGTCCTCAATCGTCATCGTGGTCGTGTGCGTCCCCGGCGCCTTGTCCGTGATGAACCGACGAACAACGTCGCTCATCCCCAGGAGCGGGGTGAATGTCATAAAGCTGATGCCACCGGTGGCATTCGTACGGGTGCGGCCCTCGACGTAAATATCCTCGGGCGGTTCCTCGTCAAACCAGATCCAGTTCAGGGTGTCGCCCTGCCAGCGTTCGCGTCCCTGGTCGTAGGTCTTCAGGGTGATCCGGCTCGTGCCATCCGACAACTTCTTCTTGTTGTCGTACAAAGGCACGTGCTTGGCCATAATGGTCTCAACGGAGTCGGCAACCCCGTGGGTGGCCTTCTTCACCTCAACCAACATATCCTTCGGGATGGCACCGGTGCCGAAGCTGCCGGGTTGGCCGAGCAGCATCCGCTGAACGGTGTCGCGCGTTCCCTGACTCGTGATCGAGGACGCCCACCCTATCGTCGGTTTCTCAAAAACTGCACCGGGCCACCAGTCAGGATACATACCGGTTGCGTGCATGGCGGCCTCGCGGCTCGCGGATAACGTCTTGCCTAGTTGATTACCGGCGACAAGCAGTCGCTCGAGCACGTCGGGGTTTGCACCGGCCGCGTGAAAGTCGAGTTGCTTGGGGTACGGCCGGTACTGGGCGAGTTGGTTCGTTGAAAGGAGGCGCTCTAATTCAGCGCGCTGCCGCAGCAGCGAAGCGATTTCCTCCTCAAGCTCCTTCGACACTTCAGTGGCAAGACTTTGAAGAAACGTACCAAGGTATCGGCGTGCCCTCCGGAACCCAGACCCAATGGCCAGACGTAACTGGGGGAACCGGTATCCATTGCGGGGTCGGCAGGTAGCGCGGGTCAACGTTCAAGGGGGCTCCGGGTTGTGAGGTATTTGTCAAAAATCCACAGGGCACCCCGCGGAGATGACGTATGTGTCAAGAGTTGAGGGGCGACAAATCCGCCCTCTGAATAGTTGGTAGACGACAACTTGCAAAAATTAGCAAGTTGCTTAAAAACAGAAAAATTAAAAAATTTCAAACGGACCCACTGTGAAGACCTCGTATGGGTACCCGCGGGGGACCCGCGGGTTTTGCGGGGGTGCCGGGGGTGGGGCGCGATCAGCCGGACAGAAAAATCGGAGGGCCCGGGGGGTGGGGGGTCGGCCCGGAGGGTCGGAACCCGCACCCCAGCTGCCCTGATCAGCACCCATCCACACCGTTTACCCTCGAGCTACACCCATAGCACCGTAAGGCCTTGATCTAGCTGGGGGTTCGGTGCCCAGGTTAGGCACCTATGACCCTACGAGCAGGAGGGGTATTGCTTACCGCGCCACCTGTCATGCCCAACGCCTCTCTCGCCCTGTCCAACTGGGCATCGACCTGGGCCTTGATCTTCAGCAGACTATCGACGTCGGTCTCTTCCAGGCTCGTCTTGGTAGAAACCTCTTTCTTTTCAACGAGATGGCCTGCTAACTGGGCTCGGAGCTTGACTGCTGAAACCGCTGGCCCTATCTGACCTAGGGCTTTGGCGTCGTCCAGAACCTCTTCGGCCTCTGCCATGGCGTCAGCCAGGGTGTAGCCGGCCTTTTTTACAGCGGCGGCGGTCGCCCTCTCGGTTAAGACGGCGATTCGGGTCGAAACCTTGGGGTCATTGGCAAGGTTTGAAGCGGCCTTATGAACCGACTCCTGCTTCATCTTTGAGACGTCGTAAGCCTTTGAATACGCGGCTGTTTGGTCGAGCCCTTCCAACGCAACAGCCCGGCAGAATGCCTCTTGTTTCGCCGTCAGCGCCACGCCCTACCCCTCAACGGCCACCGGTTCCGCCGTCAGTTCGCCACCTTTCACCATATCGTTCAACAGGCCTTGAATGTGGTTCGCCATCTGATGGGCGCCGCTGGCCTTGTCCCAGGCCGTGTCGTATTCAAAACGGATGTGAACACCCTGGCCGTCGTCTGCGTCTTCAAGCCTGATTTCAGCCCTTGGCATAGCCGGCCTCGAATGCCTTCTGCCCGCTGTCGCCGACGGGGTTGTCCTTGACGATGGTCAGGACGCCCTTGAGGGCGCCGCCGATGCTGTCGTAGTCCTGGCCCATCTCTGAACCCGGCTCTTCGCCCTGCTCCTCTGCGGCCTCCTCCTGGAGGGGCTCGGGGCCCGAGACCTTGAACGTGCCGTCAGGCAACACGCTGACCTCGATGCAATAGCCCTGAGACAGGTCTCCGCCAGCACTGGCGGGCGACGGGGTCGCGGTAGACGATTCGTCAGCAGGATCGACAGGCATATTCGCCATGGGGTAGGGCTCCGAGTATGTGGGCTGGACGGCGGGAATTTCACCCGCGTTCATCTGCGTGGCTCTCCTCTGGAGTTCGCCTGCAGCGTTCAGCGTGATGGGTGTGCATGCCTCGAAGGGGCGTGCGGCGACCCTAGTCGAGGGTCGGTTCGCCTTGCAATCGGTTGGTCGGGGCTCCGCACTTCGAACCCGCTTTTATCAGCGAACAGCACCATTATACCACAAAACGCTAACTATTGCAAGTATCACTACATCATAGGAGGATTGCCCCCTGCGACTACCAAATGTTAGTGGTTGCTCCAACTATTTTTAAAATAGCGCTTGACACCAGCTAATTCTTGCGAGTAGCATTCGCTTCGTTGATGCAGCAAACAAGGCAGCGAGCTAGGCCCGGTGGAGTTCCCACCGGGTGACCGGAGCCCCTTAAGGGCAAGCCGACTGACCGAAGAAACCGCAAGGCCCCGGCAGCAGGAGGGCATGAGGGAAAACCCTCTAGCGAAGTGGCGTGAATAGCGCCGCCACCTTGAGCGCTTTGCCGTAGGCAAGCGGGTACGCCCCGCGCAGATGCCAGCAGAGTGCTCAAGCGGTCACGAGGTCGCCGACAAGGACTTCACCAATCACCAGGAGAAACGACCATGGAAAACACGATCAGCACCGCACGGGCCTTGGCAGCATCGATCGAATGCGTTGAAGGCGTGTCGCTCGACGTGGGCAAGCGCGGCGACTGGGCAACGGTGGACGGCACCGACAGCGTGCATTTCATCCTCACCCTCAAGCGGGGCGAGGGTGTCGTCAGGACAAGAATTTTCGCCTCACGCAAAGAGCAGTGCGACTGGCTACGCGACCAACAGTAGACCGCAGCGTCAAGGCCCAGCGCCTTGGCAGTGCAGTTTCCTTTTCAACCACGTCAACAGGAGCACAGCATGTACGCACACATTTTCAAGTTTGCGGTCGGATTTCAACTTTTCATCACTGACACCCCGGAACTGGTCGGATGTAATCAGTTCACCTTCCACAGCACGAAAGCGGCAGCCAAAGCGGCAGCCAAGGCCGCCGGTGCCAAGGCCTGGAACTACTGAAACCGCAGCGTCCTGGGCTATCAAAAACCCAGGGCAGTACGGTTTTCCAATTCAACCGCGTCAACAGGAGCAACAAATATGTGCCCGATGTGCCATAGCAATGCCTTCGCCTTCCTCGGAACCCTCGGCAACCGTGACCACGCACGGTGCCAGTCATGCGGCTGGACGTATAGCCAGGAAGTCGACAACGACGACAACGACGAGGCCTTCAGCGCTTTCGAATTTAATGCCAGGGAGGATGGCGTGCCCGTTGAGGACTACGCGTACTGAAACCCCAGCGTCAAGAGCCCTCCAAGCTCTTGGCAGTGTAGTTTCCCCGCAGTCCAACGACCCGCCACCTTACGGGCAAAAACAGGAGCAGCAAACATGCAAAAAACCACCCTCAACATCGGCCTGAACATCGGCGACGGCACCCGCACGGTGTCACCCACAGCAGTCCGGGCAGCACTCGCCCTCACCGGCGCCGTGATCCTCGCCTCCGCCGTTCTGCAGTCCACCACGGAGCCCACCTTCGTGGCGGACATCGACAAACCCCTGACCGAGGCCCAGGCGACGCTGATCGCCTTCGCACTGCAGCAGGAGGCCATCGCCCAGGTAG